AGTTCGTCAACCACCTTGTCAATATAATCGGTCAGGTCAGCAAGGTCGGCGGCGCAATCGCGGCTCTGGTGGCGTCCATCACGGTCCTCGGCCGCGCGCTGGCGCAGAGCGGCGAGCAGATGTTCTTCATGTCCCAGCGGCTCGGAGAGACCGCCGCCGGGATCGAGACCGCCACCTACGCCATGACCCAGTTCGGCGTCTCCGCCGAGGACGCCAAGGCGTCCCTGGAAGGCATGGGGCGGTTCATCCGCGAAAACGGGCCTGCGGGCGTGGCCTACCTGCGTGCCTGGGGCGTCACCGCGACCGATGCCATGGGGCGCACAGAACAGCTATCCACCCTGTTCCGCCGCATGGGCGGCGCGCCCGGGCAGGAAGGCACGGTCGGCTACGCGCTGGCGCTCCAACAGGCGCGGCTCATGGGCATCTCGGAAGCGGCCATGCGGGCCTATGCCTCCGGGGAGACGTTGCAGAACCAGAAAGAGGGCTACGGCATCCTGGAGCGCATCTGGGGCGTCAAGTCCTATGCGGAGGTAGACAAAAAAGTCCTTGCCTACACGGAGGTCTCGCACCGCGTCATGCGGGTGTTCCGTGAGTTCGGGCTGGGCTTCCAGGGATTGTTCGAGCGCTTCGGAGCGGAGTTCCTGCCCCGGTTCCTGCCGCAGCTTGAGCGCCTGTTCGTGATGTTCGAGCGCTACCTGCCGCAGATCAACTTCTACGTTGACGTGTTCGCCAGTGCGCTCGGCAACGTGGTCTACTATTTCAACGAGTGGCTGACGTTCTTAGACAAAATAACCGGCGGGCACGGGCTGGACGCCACCATCACCGCCATCGGCCTCGCCTTGCAGGCGCTCCCCATCGTGCGCGTGGCGGAAGCTTTCCTGTTCCTGCTCTGGGTCGTCAGCGATTTCATCGCTTACTGGAACGGCCACAAGCATACGCTCAACTGGGAAGGGCTGGCCGCTGGGCTCGACACGGTGAAGGAGCGCATCCGTGAGGCCACCGAGTGGATCAAGAACCGTCCCGGGTGGATGCGGAGCGAGTGGGAGACTTTCGTCCACTGGTTCAACCATGACCTGCCCGACCAGATCGACACCGGCTGGGAGGCCGTGAAGAAGAAGGTCAGGAAGGGTGACTGGTTCACCGATCTACAGGAGGATTTCAAGGCCGGGCTGAAATGGTTCAACGACCCGCAGCGGCAGGTGGAGATCGACGCCGCGATCGGTGAACTGGGGAGGAGATTAGGGGCGCCTTTCGTCGTCCTGCGCAACAACCTGCGTGACACGTTCGCTGACCTCGACTTCAACAAGCTGGGTCAGAACATCGTCGCCACGTGGCACCAGTTCTGGGATCAGCTGGAAACCCAGTTCGGCGGCATGTTCAAGCGGCTGGGCGAAGGCGTGAAGACGCTGCTCGGCACGGACGCGATCGCCTGGATACAGGCGCAGTGGGACGTGATGAGCAGTCAGTTCATTACGCAATGGACGGCCATGTGGGACAAGCTGTCCGGTAACCTCAAGCCGATCATCCAGCCGATCGTGGATATCTTCACCACCATCCGGGATACGGTCGCGGACATCAAAAGGATCATCGAAGGCATCAAGTGGCCGGACTGGCTGACCCGTCCTTTCCAGCCCACCCCGCCGGGGAGGGCGCCGGAAGGCGATCGGTATAACCCGCCGGTCTGGATGCCGGGAGCCTATCATCCGCCCGCAGCCGGTCTCGGCGCGTTGCTGCACGAGGCCGCTTATCGCCCCGGTGCCCCTGTCACCGAGGAGCACGGGCGCCCGCCCGTCACCACCACGGCCACGGCGGGGCTGCCCGCCTGGGGCGCATTCGTGCTTGAGATGGAGAGCCTGTTCCGCCGCCAGGGCGCGCTGTTCACCGGATTGGAGAACCTCTGGCGCGAGATCGGCACGCTGTTCCAGCAACTCGCGGACCTGATGGACACGCTCGCCACCACCCTAGAGGACGTGGGCCTGGGCGGCGGCACCCGCGCGGGCGACGACCCGCTGGGCGGCCAGCATATGACGGCGCACCCGGAGCGGGCAGCGCCGATCCGCGACATGCTCATGGACATGCTCGGCCTGTCGTCCGACATGGCCGGCGCGATCGCTTCCAGCGCCGGGGCCGAGAGCGGGTTTGATCCCGGCGCGGTGTCCTCCACGGGCGCGCGCGGGCTGTTCCAATGGATACCCCGGTCACGCTGGGCACCCTTGGCCGCCTGGGCACGCAGCATGGGCCTCGACCCGGACACCACCGAGGGGCAGATCAAGATGCTCCAGCACGACCTGGAGAAGCCCGAATACCAGTCCATGATGGCGGCGATGCGGGCTGCCGTGGCGCGCGGGGATTACCAGGAAGCTGCCCGCATCTTCGCCCGCGTTTACGAGGCCGGGCGCCCGCTGGACGATCCACGGTATGGGGGCGGGCTGTGGACGCCGGACTTCGAGCGCTCGCACGTGTCCCTGTCCGGGCCGCTGCACGCGACGCCCTATCACGGCACCATGCCGCACGCGCCGGAGCGCACCACCAACAACCACGTCACCATGAGCAATAACGTCACTATCGGCGCTGGTCCTACCGCACAGGCTACGGCGCTGGCCGTCGCGGACCGGCTCTACGGCGTCAACGAGGCCACGCTGCGCAAGCTCCAGGGCGGCGTACTCGCATGAGCGGCGCTCTGGGATTGCTGGGGTCCGTCGTCGGCGTCGGCCAGCAGGCGCTCACCGCTGCGGGCGGCACGGGCGCGCTGCTCGGCCAGGACTTCGCCTTCCTCTCCAACACCCGCAGCTTCGGCACCCTGATCCCCGACTGCGTGATCACCGAGACGCACGCCGACCGCATGCAGATCACCCAGCATCCGGTGGCGGACAACACGCCCATCTCCGACCACGCTTTCCGCATGCCGCGCAGCGTCGTGCTGCGCGCGGCGTGGACGAACGCCAACCCGGTAGGCGGCGCGGTGCAGGGCTTCATGTCCGCCGGCAGCCTGATCGGCGGCCTGTCGGGGTTACTGAGTTCCGTGCTGGAACAGCGGGCGCGGGAGGTCTACGCGCAACTGATCAGCATGATGGAAGCGGCGCAGCCGATCACGGTCACGACCGGCAAGCGCGTCTATGAGAACATGCTGGTGTCGGACGTGAACGTGACCACCGACCGCACCACCGAGTTCACGCTGATCGCGGAAGTGCACTTCCAGGAAGTGATCATCGCCCATACCCTCACCGCGCCCGCGCCCGCGCAGTCCGTGCAGGCGAACCCGGAGGCCACGGCGTCATCCTCCGACACCTCGCCCAAGCAGGTGCAGCCCGCGCCGCCCAGTTGGTTCAGCAGTGACGGGGTGGTCGGGCATCTGATAAAGGAATACGGGTCATCCCTGTTCTCATCATCGGGCGGCTCCACCCCGTGACGCTCGCCGCGTTCGAGGTGCCGCTGACCGGCATGCCGCAGCGCTTCGCTACCGCGCTCGGCGGTATTACCTACATCCTGAATTTCCAGTGGCGGAACAATCCGCTGGCAGGCTGGGTGCTGGACATCGCCGACGCAGGAGGCAACCCGCTGGTCGCGGGCATCCCGCTGGTCACCGGCTGTGACCTGCTGGCGCAGTATGCTTATCTCGGTTTCACCGGGGGGCTGGTCGTGTTCTCTGACGGCGATCTCATGTCGGTGCCCACGTTCACCAACCTGGGTGCCCTGTCACACGTATTCTGGCTATTCGACGTGCCATGAGCGGTTCTGTCCTCGACCTCTGGGAACTACGCCAGCATTCGGCGGACGAGACCGAGATGCTGCAAACCGCGCTCGACCAGCGGCAGTTGCAGATACATACCGCCACCCCGGCGCAGATCGTGAGCTATAACCCAAGCACCATGACCGCCACGGTGCAGCCTGCCCTGCGGATCATCCAGCGGCAGACGGACGGCACGCAGGTGCCGCGCGTCATCCAGGCGATCCAGGACGTGCCGGTGGGCTTCCCGGGCGGCGGCGGTTATCTGCTGACCTTCCCGGTGCAGCCGGGAGACGAGTGCCTGCTGGTGTTCTGCGAGCGGCAGATCGACAACTGGCACCAGCACGGCGGCATCCAGACGCCTACGGACTTCCGGCTGCACGACATCTCCGACGCGGTGGCGCTGGTGGGATTACGCTCGCAGCCGAACCGGCTGGCGGGTGCCTCCGGCTCCACGGTGCAACTGCGCAGCGACGCGGGCAATCTGGTGATCGAACTCGACGGCAGCGCGGGCAACGTGAACATTACCGGCAACCTGCACGTCACGGGCGCGGTCATCGCCGGCTACGGCGGCGGTGATCAGGTTACGCTACAACAACATAAACACACTCAGCCGCCTGACGGGCGCGGCGACACCGAGCAGCCCACCAACCCGCCGACGGCGGGAACATAGCGGTGGACGCCATGATCACTGCGCTGGTGTGGATCGTGCTGATGGCGTTGGCAATATCGGCAATCATCGTACTGCCACGGATGCTATGAGATACCGACGCCTGGACCCGAACAGGAGGGCACGACAATTCGGTATCGCCGCTTAGACCCGAACGGGGATTATGTTTTCGGCTCCGCGCAGGCGGATTTGTACATCGACCAGCCGGAGGCGGTGGCGCAGTCCGTGCTCACCCGGCTGAACCTCTGGCAGGGGCAGTGGTTCTATGACGTGACGCTGGGCATGCCATGGCAATGGCAGGTGCTGGGCACCGGCACGCAGAACACCCGCGATGCAGTGATCCGCGCCAATGTCATCCAGACCCCCGGCGTCTCCGGCATCGTGGAGTACTACTCGGTCATGAACAAGGACACCCGCACGTTCGCGGTGGCGATGACGATCAACACCATCTTCGGAGCCGTGCAACTGGGCGTGCCCGCGTTGCCCGCGAGCGCGCCGCCCATGCCCGCGCCTGCCGCGCCGACGCAGCATTTCGTGATCCGCCGTCCGTGAGCGGCACGACCTCGCCGACTGCTGCCTGGGTGGACGCGACCGGGATACATGCGCCTGCTTACGCGGACGTGTTGAACTACCTCACCCAGCAATATCAGGCGATCTACGGTTCCGACATCGTGGTCACGCCTGACAGCCAGGACGGGCAACTGATCGGGATTTTCGCACTGGCGATCAGTGACGCCAACGCCGCCTGCGTCGCGGTGTATAATTCATTCAGCCCGAGCACAGCGCAGGGCGTGGGGCTGTCCTCGGTGGTGAAGATCAACGGGCTGGCCCGCGCGGTGCCCAGCTTCTCCACGGTCACTTTGACGGTCGTGGGACAGGCTTATGCGCTGATCACCAACGGGGCCGCAACCGACGCCGCTGGACAGCGCTGGTTGCTGCCCGTTGCCGTGGAAATCCCCAGCAACGGACAGATCGACGTGACCGCCACGGCGGAACAACCGGGCGCTATCACTGCGTTGCCCGCGACCATCACCACCATCGACACGCCGACCTTCGGCTGGCAGAGCGTGATCAACAACGCCGCCGCTAGCCCCGGGCTGCCGGTAGAGAGCGACGGCGCGCTGCGGCTGCGGCAAAGCCAGAGCACGGCCAATCCCAGCGAGACCGTGCTGGTGGGCATAACGGGCGCGGTGCTGGCGCTCCCTGGCGTGACCTCCGTGAAGCCCTACGAGAATGATACCAACGTCACGGACGGGAACGGCCTGCCGCCGCACTCGATCTCCCTGGTGGTGGAGGGCGGCGATCCGCAGGCAATCTGCAACACGATACTCAGCCGCAAGACGCCCGGATGCTACACGGCGGGATCGACCCGGCGCACGTCCGTGGACGGGTATGGGCTATCGCATGACATCGGCTTCTATGTGGCCGCCCCGGTGGCGGTCGGCGTGAATATCTCACTCTACGCGCTGGCTAACTACTCGTCCGTCACTGCCGGCCAGATCAGTCAGGCGGTCGCGGATTACATCAACTCCCTGCTGCCCGGTGACGACGTGCTCTGGTCCAAGCTGTGGGCGCCCGCCGACCTGTGCAACGTGACCGGCGTGTCTAGCGGGCAGAAGGCCAGCTATGACATCGCCTCCATCAAGCTCGGCACCCCGGTGGATCACACCGGAAACACCTACTCGCAGAACAATATCATAACCAACATCTACCAGACCCCGACCTGCACGGCGGCGGACGTGATCGTCACCGCCGGGCCGCCGCCCATACAGGCGACCATCCTAGGGACGGGCGGGGTGAACGCCACCCATGCCTGAACTCAGCGACTACCTGTCGCTGGTCACGCCCTACTATGCGCAGGCGCTCAAGTTCAACCAGACCTTGACTGCGCTCCTGCAACCGTTCGTGGACGCGCAGGCGATGCTCGCGCAGATGCTCCAGGATTTCGACCTGGACACGGCGCAGGGCGTGCAGTTGGATATCCTCGGCCAGTGGATCGGGCGCACCCGCTACGTCCAGCAGCCGATAGCGGGGGTCTATTTCGCGCTGCACGACACGCCGCCTGTACCGGCGTTGCGAGATGGGTTCGATCAGGGCGTGTGGCTCGGGCCTTATGATCCTACTACCGGGCTGGTGCAGCTAGACGACGAGACCTACCGCACGCTGTTGAAGCTCCAGGCGATCGCCAATGAATGGGACGGCACTGTTCCGTCCATCCAGGCCGCTTTCGCGCGGGTGTTCCCCGGCGTGGTCATCCAGGACACGGGTGACGTGCCGGGACAGGTCATGACGATGAGCATCCTGATCGCAGGCATCCAGATGTCGTCGCTGTTATTGGCGATCCTGCAACAGGATTTCCCGGTGAAGCCTTCGGGCGTGCTCTTGAGCATCATCGAAAGCACGGTTGCGACCACGCCGATCTTCGGCTTCGACCTCGATGACCAGATCATCGGCGGCTTCGACCATGGCTCTTGGGGTCAGGTCGTCCTCACCGCGTAGGAGAACGCATGGCTTATACGAACGATTTCCTGGCGTTCGCGGGCGCCAGCACGGCCAACGTCATGACGCAGGCATCCTATGTCGCGTCCTCTTGGCTCACCCTTGGCTTCTCCACCGGCACCGCGCAGTCGCCGCAGTTGAACAAGGTGTGGCGGCAAGGGTCCTTGATCGCCCACACCGTCGGCGCATTCATGGCTGCCTACGGCCCCGGCAACGTGGTGGATGACGGCACCACCAACGGGCAGGCGACGCTGCTGACGCAGTTCACCCAGGCGGTCACGCAGGTGGCCATGAACGCGGTGCCGACGACCAACTTCCTTCCCTTGTCGGGCGGGACCCTCACCGGCGGCGTGACCTCCACGGCCTCGGCCACCGGCACCGGGGCCACGCCGCAGTTGAAGATACAGCCGACCTCGCCATCCTCCGACGCTGTGTTCCAACTCAACCGCACGCTGGGCAACAACGCGCTCATCTACGGCATGAACACGGCGGGCACGCCGCGCTGGTCGATCAACCTGGGGAACACGGACGCCGAGAACACGGGACCTACGGACGCCGGGAGCAATTTCTCCATCGGGCGCTACCATGACCATGACAGCCTCGCCGGGGTCACGCCGCCGTTCCATGCCGGGGACCTGATCGACTACCCGGTCTTCATCAACCGCTCGACGGGCGTGGTGGTGTTCTCCAAGCCGCCGCAGGTAGGCGCGGACCCCACCCATCCCGGCAACCTCCCTTACCTCGCCCTCGACGGCACCGCGCAGATGGCGGCGGGCGCGGATATCCGCGCGCAGGGACTGCGGTTCAGCGACGAGAGTTTTGGCAACAGCCTTGCCTTCACCTGGACGGGCACGCCCGCTGCCTTGCACGTCTGGCAGGCCGTCGCGGGGGGCACACGCGCGGATCGCGGTGCGATCGCCTTGCAGTCCTGGGTGACCGGGCTGAATTATCTGGCGGATGCGCCATCGGATAACTCGACCTATGCGCGGCGCAATGCGCAGTGGACCTCGATCGTTATCCCGGCCACGCGCACGCGGCTGACGACGGGCACGAATTTCTACGTATCCTCAACGGCGGGAAACGACACCAACTCGGGCCTGACCGCCTCGGTGCCGTGGAAGACCCTGACGCATGCCTACAACGTGCTGCGTTCCAACTATGATCTCGCGGGCTTCACGGCGTTTATCCAGTGCGCGGACGGGACCTACGACCCGATGACCTGCACGGGCGGCTATGACGGTGGCATCTCCGTGTTGGGCAACCAGCTGGATGCCAGCAAGGTCATCATCACGGGCCAGAACAACGGGCCGGCGGTGCAGGTGAACTCGGACGGGCGCATCGCCTTCGACCACGTGTCCTTCGGCGGCAGCGGCACCCGTGACTGCCTCAACGTCACTCAGGGTGTCGTCAGCATAACGAACGTGATCTTCGGCGTCTGCGGCGGAGCGCATATTGATGTCGGCGCCGACGGTATCGTCAGCGTGGGCGCACCTTATTCGACCTCCAGCACGGCGACCTGTTCCTCGCACTGGTCCTGCGGTTCCGGCGGTTTCATCTCGACTAACGGCTATCCGATCACCATCAACAGCAGCCCGAATGTGACCGCGTTCGCTCAAGTGACTGCGGGCGCCGTCATCTACACCGTGGACGGTAGCACCGGGGCGACGACCACGTTCTCGGGCAGCGTCATGAACGGTCCGCGCTATTACGTCACCACGAACGGCGTCCTCTACACCGGTACCGGCGGCAACGTGAATTACCTGCCTGCAAGCCAGCCGGGATCGACTATTGCCGGCGGACAGTATTATTAGAGGAGGAATTCCGATGATGGCACGCACCGACCCCGCGCCGCTCACCTTCACGCTGCCGCTGGACGACGTGAACAAGATCATGCTGGCGCTGGCCCAGCGGCCCTTCGTGGAAGTGGCGGAACTGATCGCGGAGATGCAGCGGCAGGCCGCCCCGCAGTTGCCGGCCCTTCCCTCACAGCCTCAGGCTTTGCAGCGCGCGAACGGGGAAGCACCAGCAAAGGTCGGCTGATGCTTTACACCTTGCGCATAAGGAGTGATTTGCCCAACGGCAGTGCAGCCATTAAGACCAGACGGCATGGACCACATGCAACGAGCGCTTCGGCTCGGTCGCATCCGCCAGTTGATGGCGACGACGCCTGACTGGCGGCGCTGGTTCTGGATCGACTGGAAACGGATGGAACTGCATGTGAGAAACCGATGACCACCATGCTCGTCATCGGGGCGTTCGTGGCGGTCGGCTTGATCATCGTCTACTTTTTGTTTCCTCCCCGCACCCGTTAAGGAGAATATCAATGCGCAAGTTCTTGATCGTGGCGTTCGACGACGGCGTCGCGATCAGCCTGGGCGCGGGCTGCGTGCCGACCACGGGCGGCGTGCTGACGTGCTCCGGCAACAGCGTGGACTTCTCGTCCGTCATCATCAGTGCCAATGGCGTGCCTACGCTTGCCAGCCCCGACCTCAGCGCGGTGACGATCACTGCGGTACGCTCGGCCACGGCGGGCAATCACACGTTGGATGTGGACATGCTCGTCATCGGGGCGTTCGTGGCGGTCGGCTTGATCATCGTCTACTTCTTGTTTCCTCCCCGCACCCGTTAAGGAGAATATCAATGCGCAAGTTCTTGCTCGCCTCCGCTCTCGCCGCGCTGCCACTGGCGGCACAGGCGCAATTGCTCAACATCGTGGCGTTCGACGACGGCGTCGCGATCAACCTGGGTGCCGGGTGCGTGCCGACCACGGGCGGCGTGCTGTCGTGCTCAGGCAACAGCGTGGACTTCTCGTCCGTCATCATCAGCGCCAACGGCGTGCCCACGCTCGCCAACCCCGACCTCAGCGCGGTCACGATCACGGCGGTACGCTCGGCGACAGCCGGTGCCCACACGCTCGACGTGGAGGTGTTCCAGGCCGGCTTGCCGGTGACGCCGATCACTCCGCTGCAAAGTTCGTTCACGGCCAATGACTTGATCGGCGGTCCGTTCGGTCCCGAAACGCTCACCACCTATACCGGCGGCACCATCGGCACACTGGGCACGCAACTCTCGACGGTGACTTTCCCGGCTACCGCCAACACCGACAGCCAGGACTTCACCGCCTCGCCGCCGGCTCCGTTCACCGCCGACGCCGCACAAATCTTGCAGACCTTCACCGCGCCCTTGCAGGAGGCCGACGACAGCGTGGAATTGCAGCAGGCGGTGCCTGAGCCTGCCAGCGTCGCGCTGCTCGCCATGGGGCTGATTGCTCTTGGATTTGTGCGGCGGCGTGACGTCTGACACGGCAGCGGCACTAACTGGCGTCTGACTTCTGGGAAGTGGCGCTGGTCTTGCTAAAGAGAGGCCCCGTCCCCAGGCGGGGC